TCTTCATCCAAATATGCTGATGCATCACCAACATAATTCTTTGTTGCTCTTGGAGTTACAGAGTAACGAAGTTCTCTTCTTGGATTCTTTGTATCCAAGTTAGTCATGTAATCAAGAGTAGCTCTCTTAATAATGCCAGTGCTCTGATCAGGAACAGGACCAAACAGATACGTCTTGGCAGTAAATCTTAAAGTATAAATCAGTGCTCTTCTTGTAGAGTAGTCTCCCTCATAATCATCGGTAAAACTTACTGAGTCTAATACGATTGGAATATCTCTTTTTTCATTGATTTCTCCAACCAGGGTTACAGTAACGTTGTATGATGGTTGGAAGTATGGTAAAATCTGTTCAACAATTTGAAGAGCATCATCGTTCAACTTGGTCATGATGCTCAATTCAAAATCCATATTGTATGGAACAGGCATATAACCTTTTTTGACAGTCGTTTCAGATCCGACTTTCTTGGATAAAAATGTTTGAGTTTGAGAAACTTTTCTTGAAGGATCGTATGTCAAACCAGTAAACTCAAATGACATTCTTGGTAATGTCAGTGAGGTTGGTTTGTTAAGATTTGGTTGCTGTTCAAGACGTGCCAAAAATTTCTGAGTTGGACCATAAGCCAAAGGAACTTTCATCACACTGACGACGTTATCGGAACCGTCAGTATGCTTAATCGTGATGTTATTGAATAGAGTTCCAAAAGCAATGACCGTTCTTCTCAGAACCTCATTGTAAAAATACTCAAACATTTTCTTATAACTTGTATGCTAACTATTTAACACTTTTATGCATCGCCAAATGGATTTCGTTGAGTCCAGTCAATAATTGCATCTGCCTCAGTCTGAATATTGTCATTATCCGCAAATGTATCTAGTAAATCATCTGTGTTAGTATTTTTCAATGTATAAACTGCACCTGATTCAGATCCTGTAATTGTTTCGCCATACGTGAAGGTTCCAGTTGCAATAGTGACTCTAAGTGTATTGTTCGAAGAGTTCCACTCTTTGACTCTTGCCTGAGTTCCAGATGTTCCGCCAGTGACAATTTCATTGAAGATAAAGTCTCCTGAACCAATCAATGATGGATCGCTGATTGTAATCGTTGGAGAAATTGTATATCCATATCCAGCATTTGAGATTCTGATTGCTGTCACAGTTCCCGCAGAACTTACAATTGCCTCACCAATAGCAGTCACACCAGTTCCAGGAGAACTAAATGTAACTGTTGGTGTTGTCGAATATCCAGTACCACCGCTAGTTACTGTTACGATACCAACACCACCTGTGGTGGCAATACCAACTGTTGCAGCAGCTCCTGCCCCTCCTCCACCGACAAACGCAATTGTTGGTGGTACAGTATATCCAGCACCAGGATTAGTGAGAACAACACTATCAAGTGAATATGCTGTTGCAAATCCAGTTCTGGATGTTGTGATAGCAACAGCAGTTGCATTAATTCCAGGAGAGGAAGAAATTGCAACTGTTGGAGTAGAAGTATATCCTTGACCTCTATTTGTCAAACTGATAAATTGGATACCACCATTTACAAATGTAGCAGTTGCAGTAGCAGTTGCTCCAATTCCAAGGAGAGTAAGAGTCTCAGAGTATCCAGCATCTTTTGTACTATCATCAATTTCATCAACGCCAGTATCGATAACTTCATCCTCGTAACGGAAGACTTCACATCTCAGTTCATAGGTATAAAGTTTTTGTAGTTGATAGAAAGGATCAGCACGTTCTACAAACTTGATCTCATACAATCTATCATCAAGGGGGAAATATACTAAATCTCCTTCCTTAGGTCTTGCTACTAATTCAACATTTGATTCATTTTTCATCAAAGGTTGAATATATGTTTCCCACCTATCTTTTGAAATTACAAGAGTAATATCTTCTTGTGCTTGAACACCAAACTTTGACATCAGAATGCCAGCACCTTCATAGGCATCTGATTTTAAGTAGGCTTCAATTGGATATGCATCATCAAATTTGGATTGGATAACCTCTTTGATGATTGTATTTTTTGTTAGATATTTTCTCGGAATATAATGAACATCAACTCCATACATGCGGAGTTGCTCATTAATCAGGTCCTGAACAAGACTTTGCTCGCCTCTGGTTCCTTGTGAAAAATATGGATTAAGTGCCATTACCCGATAAGATCAAGAGGTGGAATTTCATATGTTGATAGCATCTGTTCTTGAATTTCTTTCAGTTCAAGAACAGCATCATCATAAATTTGTCTGCCATTGAGTTCAATTCCGCCTGGCAATTTAACACCTTGGAATTTAATGAGGTTTTGTCCCCACTGTCTCTTCATCGTGGCAGTCAAATACTTCTTAATGAATCTATCGTTATAGACCTTTGAGAAATCATTAGGATCAAGAATGCGCCAGCAGTCAATAATGATATAGTCACCAGCAGCAAAATCCGACCAATCAGCATCAATATAAAGTCTCCCCTGCCTAATATTAAATCTTATCTGTTTAAGTGGGTTTAATAAGTAATCAATATCTTCTAACTTTGTCTTGACCATTGCATATGACAACAGCTCAAGAGAATCAAAGAAATATACATCATTCAACATCAACTGATACTTGACATTGAACATTCCAGAACTCATTGTCTGAGTACCTGGGAATCTATAAATCTTATTGACTCCAATGATTGAATCTGGAAGTGGAATATAATTACCGTTTTCTTGATAATCAAACTGAGTAGTTAATCCAACAGTTTGAGTTATCGTTGTCGTTGTAATACCAACTGCTCCACCATCTCCTGCTGGTGCTCTACCTCTATTGATATCATCCTGAGTAATTTGATATCTCAGGGGCATTTGCATGACACCATCATAGTGTCTTTCTTGAAAATATTGAATAGCATCATCCACCAGATCATCGATCTGCTCATCTGCAATATTAATTTCCAATACAGGAGCACCGAGTTGCCTAAGGCAATAATCGATAAGACCCTGACGATTTGATGGTTGAGACATTCTATTAGTCCTCCTGGTTTATTTAGACGGAAGAAGTAACTCCTGCCCTGACCATTACATCTCCTTCAACAATCCTATAAACCGTTGTGCCACTATTAACAAGAACATCGTATTTGTATCTACCCTCTTTCAATCCAACTGTATTAGCAGCAGAAAGACCAAGAGTAAGATTTGGATCAGATCCTGTTGTTCCCAGGCTGACGTTAAAAGATCTCAAAGCATACAATGATGATCCGATACTTACAGACTTAGTTAAACTTGCCGCACCAGAATATCCAGTGAAATTAAATGCTGTTCCACCAATTGTTGTTACCGAATAATTGGCAACAAAACTAGCACCAGTAGAAATAACTTGATTTACTGCTTGGGCAACCCCAGAATTGGGGTCAAAGGTAAAACTAGCGTCCATTATTTTTCTGCGAGTTTGAGTAAAAGTTCTTTAATCGTTGACATATCTTCTTTTAAAGAATTTATGTCATTTTTCATGTTCATTATCTCTTGTGTCTCTGCCTCATTTTTTGCTCTGTTAATAAGGTAGTTATTGTAGGCGTTATTGTTTGTGTTCACAATAGCGCCTGTATTCATATCTCTTCTAAGATTGGGATGGCCCTCAACTTTCATTTTACCTCACAGCAATGGCACGAAGACTTCTAACGATAGGTGGTTTAGCCTGATTAGTTCCAGTCATAATAATCTTCAATTGGAATCCAGTGAATTCTGGAAGATCATCAACAAAGAACTCATACTCCTTGAATTGACCAGGATTGCTAGGTGTTACAAAAACATTTGGTAAACCACTGTTATTTGCAACATCAATTACATTTCCAAGATCATCGATGTTTCCATAACCAGGGAAGAGGTTATAAGGAGTGGAGTCAATATCACTATCATTAGTGAAGATCTTATAAAGAACTCTGATATCAGCAGTTTGATCTCTATAAGCATCAAACAGAACTTTCAGAGAGTTTGCTGGATTTGCAAGATCAATTTTCTTGGTGATGTAAACAGCAGCGTTAGGATCATCTCCTGTGACTCTAACTCTGTTATCTTGCGTAAAGTTAGAAACTGGTTCGTTCAGTCTATTTGAAGTCAGGATGAGGTTAACTCTATCAAGGTCAACTACTGGCGAAACAAAGGAATTTGTGGATGAGAATTCAAGATCAAGAGTCAGTGATTTGTTGCCAGGAAGATCACTCAACAGAACCTCTTCATTCTTCTTAGATGCGAGAACTCTTGGGGTAGAAAGATTATTTGGAACACCAAGAGAAATATTCTCGTAACCTTGATCAACGAAAGATGGTTCATTTCCATCCACACTGGTTCCTGTAACAGTTCTAACGCTAGCGTTAAGAGTCGTTCCAGTCAGAGTCAAATTCTGAACGTTTGGAGTAATAGTTTCAAACTGAATGTTGTTGCCACCAATTACTTTATCACCACCAACTTTCTTGGTTGAGTTAAAACCAAGTTTGGGGAACGAAGTATTTACAGACCTATCAATACCATTGCTGGACATGTCAATCTTGATCGCGTAAGAATCAAGAGATCTTGGTCTAGAAATAGTTGCATCACTGAGAGTGTGATCTCTATTAATTCTTCTCAGAGATACACCGTTCAATTCATACTTAGCAATGAGGTCACCAGAGTTGTGTGCGAATGATCCTTTGGAATCAATGTTTCTAGTAATGCCCGTCAAACTATTTCCACTTAGACCAGTATACGAAATCAATTCGTTACCAATGATTGCATATCCAGGATTGGTTGTTCCAACTCCAACATTTTCAAAGGTATCAAACTTGGCAGTATTTGCAAGTCCAATATTACCAGTTGACGTTGCATCAATGTCAGCACCGATGCTGGTTGGTCTCATGTCTGGTTTGATGTTTGAAATTGTAACACCATTTGTTCCAGAGTACATTGCATGATTTCTATGACGAATTTTGAGGTGTAATCCATCAAAGTTAGTGTTTGGTGTAACTGAATCCGCAGTAATTCCAGTCAGAACTCCAACTGCACCTGTCTCCTGAACAATGTATGACATTGTTGCTGCAATACCAGTGTTGAATTCCCCTTGAATTCCATCGAGAATAACTGCATTAATAGCAGAGATAATACCCACACTGAATCTTGCATTTCTTCCCAGTGTGCTACTTCCGAGAGTTGTGATTCCGAGTTCATCACCAACTGCATATCCAACACCACCGTTAGTGATAAAGCAGGAAGTGATAGCACCAGCATTAACGGTAACGCTAGCAACAGCACCAGATCCAGATCCAGAAAGAGTAGTGAGGTTAGCAGAGTAAGTTCCAAAACCAGCCGATGGAGTATAACCAACACCAGCATTAATAATATCAACAGATGCACCGATACCAATAGATCCGAGAGTATTGATAATAACGCCACTTGCAGTAGTATTATTAACCTGTGAAAGGTTAACACCTCTGATGATCACGTCTTCCATCGAACCAGTCAATGTAGAACCAAATCCAACAACTGCTCTTCTTGAAAGAGTTTCAACGGGATTTCCACCAAGTTTGGTAATACCACCGTTAGCAATACCCATGTCTGGGTTATAGAATGATGCATTGGCAGTTGTGTTTGTTGTAAACTGCGCTCTATACATCGTGAACTTGATGTCCTCAAACTGGCTGGCATCCCAAGTGGAACCGTTCTGAGACTTGAACAGAGAACCAAGGAGAGGTTGCTGAGAAATGATAGATCTAGGAGCATCAGGAGTTGTCAAAGATCCAGTTACATCTTCTTCTCCCATTCTTGAAATCCAAGCACCATACTCTGGTGTATCTGCAAGGAGCACAAATGCATATTCAGTATTACCTTTTAGGTAAACTGGTGATGGGAAGGTGAACTTAGTTGCGACTGATGCATCATCAGAAATATTAACTTCTGATGGTAAGAGATCAACTTCTCCAAATGGAACGATCGAAGTTGTTGGAGTACCGTCACGCATTGTTCTAATCTGCATGGTGACAGGTAATGTGCTATCCTTCGCTTGGAAATAACACTCAATTGCAGTAACAAACATTCCATCCGCAGAATTGACAAAGAATGATTGTGCCAGAGGATCTCTACCAGATCTACACTTAGATGTTCTAGCAGTTGCAGTAGATCCAAGGGATGCTGTGGCGATCAGATTACCTGAACTATCGAAGTTCCAGGTTCTTCCACCTCCGCCACCACTGCTGCGACCTCCACCGCTGCTCCTGTTGCTACCACTAGGTCTGCTGTAACTTCTTCCACTTCTACCACTAGAACTTCTAGAAGTGTATAAAGTTCTAGTAGAACCAAGATTTGCAGTTGGAATCAATCTACCTGCACTATCAAAGTTCCAGGTTCTACCACCTCTTGTTCTACCGCTTCTGCGACTACCACCTCTTCTTCTCTGAGTTGATCTATTAGAAGATCTACCACCAGAACCTCCACACTCTGTTGGAGCACCAGGTTGTGTTAGCAACCAAGCGGTATTGTAAAGATTTGCCTGCCTTTCTGGGGTAGAGTTGTGATATGCTGTATAAGAACTGTAACCATTGTTGACAGCAGTTGTATAAGCAACATAACGAGCATCACAATTTGATGCAGGAAGTGATCTTACGTTTCTCAGAATCGTATCTTCACTAACTTCACTAAGTACAGCATCAGAAGATTTAACAATGGTTTCTGATGTTGTTGTTTCTTGGAAGATAGATTGATGAATTGCATTGGATCTTACAGATAGAATATTTTCTTCTGTAAATTCAAGTAA